GATCGGCAGCAACCCGGGCGGCCGGGGCCATCACTGGGTCAAGAGGACTTTCGTCGAGCCGGGGCCCTACCGGATCCACAGAGCGCCAAAGAAAGAGGGCGGCATGCTGCGGGCCTTCATCCCGGCCCAGCTGGCCGACAATCCCTCGATGCAGGAGAACGATCCAGACTACAAGGATCGGCTTCAGGGACTGGGCGATCCGCTACTGGTGCGGGCGCTTCTCGAAGGGGACTGGGATATCGTCGCGGGCGCCATGTATGGCGAGACGTGGAAGCGAGAACTGCACGTCTGCCAGCCCTTCCCGATCCCGCAGGACTGGAAAATCTGGATAGGGGCCGACGATGGCTTCGCCGCCCCGTCGGCGCTCATCTGGCTCACTCAAGACCCGAGGACAAAGACAATTTACGCGATACGCGAACTCTACAAGAAAGGCATGCTTCCCGACAGCATGGCCGAGCAGACGCTAGAGATCCACTATTCGATCGAGCGGGCGGGCTACCGGCTCGGCGACCCGACCCGCCGGAACGAGAGCCCGATCACCGGCCTGATGGACAGCGGAGCCTTCGCCGATCAAGGGCAGGGGCAGATCAGCCGGGGACGGCAGCTTCAGCAGCTCGGCGTCAATCTGAAGCCAGTCAAGAAGTGGCCCGGAAGCCGAGTCGCTCGGGCTCAGAACCTTCACCGGATGCTCGCGCCTAATCCGCTCGACCCGGCCGGGCTGCCGAAACTCCGATTCTTCGATGGCTTCGCGGCCAACACGATCAGGACGATCCCGACGATCGGCCGCGACGAGAATAATCCGGAAGACGTCGACACCGACGACGAAGATCACGCCTATGATGGCCTCACCTACGGCCTGCAGGCGATCGGGCAGGGCGTGAAGAGGATCAAAACGAAGGGCGCGTGACCGGGGGCTTGTCGCGAATCGGTGCTTTTTGGAAATCAAAAAAGCACCGAAAGTTTACAAAAAGATCTTGACCGATCCCGGGCCGTCTGATCAGGTGGCGGCACGATGAACAAAGAAATGAACGCTTTTCAAAGCAAGACCGCCCCGACACGACTTCGCAAATTCATCAAGCCCCGATGGATCAGAAAGGGAATGATCGCCACCGGGAGCGATGGCAAACCGATCCTTGGGGAAGAGGCGATCGGCCGAATCGTGGCAAGGATCCAGAGCAAAGGCGAGCAATCGACCGACCGCCTGCAGAGACGGCTTGAATTCGCTGAGCTGCTTCAGGAGAAGGCCGAGGGCGGCCGCGTCGCCATCATTAGCGGCGGCCGCGACTGTGACGGAGTCGAGAGCTACGGCGAGAAAACGGTGGCCGACGCGAGCGTGATCAAGGTCGAGGCCATTCTCGAGGAAATGTATCGCTGGGCCGAGGGCCCGGTCTGGTGGGAAATCAAGAGCCCAAGCTTCGAGTCAGAGCGAACAACACGAGACCGAACGTTGGAAGCGTTCGAAAACGGTCATCCTCACTGCATCTAATCATGAAAGCGAAATCTTGCGGCGACTGCCGCTTCTCCAGCTTTGCCGACGGCTTCGAGGTCGGCGACTGCCGTTGCCCGATCCCGAAGCTGCCGGCCATGCCCGACAGCGTGCTGGTCAGCGATCCGGAGCGTTACAAGGTATGGAAGACCGACGGCGAGACCTGCCCCGCCTTCGAGGCGATCGAGGACAAGAAGCCTTGCGCGCACGAGTGGGAGCTGGCGGCCAGCGGCGATCGGAAGGTCGGCGGCCGTCGGTGCCAGATCTGCCGTCGGTTCGAAGCGGTCGATCCCAAGACGGGAAGCTGGCAGCTTTACCGACAAACAAAAAATCTATGACAAAAAAAGAAACGATGAAAAAACACTGGAACGATGGAACGGCCAACTTTTGGGAAGGCTGCACAAAAATAAGCCCGGGCTGCGAGCATTGCAAAGGCGCGGCCCGGGACGAGAGACACCGCGACGGCGCGCACTGGGGCGAAGGATCCCCGCGATCCGCTCTGAAATCTGGCTTCGCTCTGGCCAACTCGATGAACCGGGCCGCATTCGCTCGACGCTTCCGGCTCAACCTGAAGACGGGAGAGCGGAAGATCTGGAAAGCAAAGGAGATGGAAAACACGGGCCTCATGTCGCGACCGGTTCGCCCGCAGCTGCACGTGATGCAGCTCGGCGACTTCTGGGATCCGGAGACGCCAACAGAGCAGCGAATGCTCGCTCTAGAGACGATGATGGCCTGCACGGGAGTCGATTTCCTGATCTCGACGAAGCGGCCCGATCAGGTTCGTCTTCTCCTCTGGGAAGCCTCGCTGATGGCTGGCGACATGGGAAGGCTCGAGCTGGTCGACTGGATCACCGACTGGCTGGCCGGCGATCCGCCCGCGAACGTCTTCCTCGGCGTCACTATCGAACTTCAGGATCAGACGAAGCGATTCGAGACGCTAAGGTCGGAAATAGAGAGCAATCAGCGCTTCGTTCTCATGAAGCCGCTACTGGGCCCGATCACCATTCCGGCCGAGTGGTCAGGCGCTGTCGACCTGCTCGTCGTGGCCGGTAGCACGGGCCCGGAAAGCAGCCCTCTGCATCCTGACTGGATCCAGCAGCTCAGCAGCGAGGCGGGGCTCTACGGAATCCCGTTTCACTTCGAAGCGTGGGGCGACTGGCTGCCCGAGAAGATCGAACAGCCGCCGTTGTCTCTTCAGAAGCGAGACACGCTTCACCTAATCAGCCCGGCCGGGAGCGTGTCGGCCGTGACCGATCCGTCGCCAGAATTCTCAGAGCTGACTTGGCGGCACCTACGGAAGGAACCGCAGCGCCTGCTTCTCGACGGTCAGACGGCCGACGCGAGGATCGAGTCGAAAGGGGGCGACGAATGAGCTTCTGTAATATGAGATGCGGCAAGTGTGATCACGAGGCCGACTACTTCGACTTCACGAAAACGGAAATCACGGGAGAGCTGCCAAATGGAACTTTCCAGTGTCCATCCTGCAAGAGAGCGTTTACACTCGAGAAGCGAGGCGAAAGCCGGACTTACAAGAGCGGGCTTCATATTCCAGCCGAGCGGTCGGTCGTCACTATTCCTTCATTCCTATGATCAAGAGAGCAATCGACAAAAGATTCGAAAGAGCCGTTTTGAACGGCTGGAAATTCACGACGATCAGAAAGCAGCCTTGGCCATTAGATTGCCCTATCATGCTTTACCGCTGGGAGGGGAAGCCTTACCGATCGAAGCATCTGGACGTCGCCGAGATCGAGGTCGAAGAGCTTCTCGAGATCCGCGTCAGCCACGAGCCCGACGGCGGGCCGGTCATCTTCTCCCGGGAGACGATTGACGGCCAGCCGCTCTGGCAGACTGAAGGCTTCGAGGATCGAGGACAGCTCGAGGACTGGTTTTCCCGGGAGATCGAGCCGGGAGAGTCGGAGACGCTTTTCCTGATACGATTCCGCGTCGTCGAGCCAGCGCTTCAGAATGGCGACCCGGTCGTCGTCATCGACAAGAAGGCGCTGACCCGGGGAAAGGAAGGGCTCTGCGAGAGCTTCAAAGACGGGCTCTGGAAGGTCAGCTTCTGCGAGCAATGGTGTGGATATTACGAGCCCGAGCAGCTCGAAAAACAAATCTCCTGAAGAGAAAACCAAGAACACAAAAAACAAGTGAATGTAAACAAAGTGATGATAGCGGGACGCCTGACACGCGAGCCCGAGATGAAGTACACGGCCAAAGGGACCACAGTCTGCGAGATCGGTATGGCCATGAACGAGAAGCGAAAGGTGAATGAGGAGTATGTCGACAAGGCCGTCTTCGTCGACGTGACGCTTTGGGGCCGAACGGCCGAGCTGGCTGCCAAGTATCTAGTCAAAGGCAGTCAGGCTTTCGTCGAAGGAAAGCTCGACCTCGATCAGTGGGAAGACCGGGAGACGGGCAAGAAGCGGTCGAAGCTGAAGATCGTCGGAATGAATATTCAGTTTGGAGCGCGACCCGACAATCCGGGCCCGCCTCGTGAACGAGCCAGCAGCCAGCCATCGTCGGGAGCTGGCCGCCGAGACAATCACCAACCGCAGCCGAGCAATC